TTATTTGTCCTTTAATCTTAAGAATACGTCTTTATGTTCTTGTATTTGTTGTTCTAAAGACTTACTTTGAGCACCTAAAAACTTTTCGAAATCATCTTTGTTTATAGGAGTAATATATTCTTCTAATTCATAATGTAAAGCATCTCTAAATCCTAAGTCACGACTTGACATTTTTGTTCTAGCGTCAATTAGAAGTGGTTGATTGCCTGGATGCTCGCTATAATTTTTGAAAATTTCAATGGTTTCTTTTTTTGTTAACTGTCGATTTAACTCTTTATATCTTTTTTCTATATTATGTGCTATACCTTTTTCATAACTAGCTATTACTAATAGAACCTCACTATACATCGTTTCTCTTGTCTTATCTTTAGGTTTTAGAGATAATATTTTTTTATACTCTCTTGCACTTTCTTTAAAAATTAATTTATATAGTAAATCTGTAAAGTATGCATATTTATATTGCCCAACGTTCACATAATTTTTTAAAGCATCGGTGAATTGCTTTCGTTCTGTCTCTTCAATATAAAGTTTATTAAGATATTCTCTGTCTCTCTGATTAATATATTTAGTATGGCCACCTGTTTTTTCAGCTATTGTATTGATAGTAATATCTAATATATCTTTTCTCATGATTTTAGCAATTTCACTATTTGTTAATAGCATAGCAAAATTTAATAATGTACGAACCGTTGATACGCCTAGATTTCTAGTTTTGTGACTGACATGGATGTCATTCGCAAATTGTATTTCTGCATAACTTCTAAAACGATCTAATTCAGTACCAGTTAATACGTGGTAGTCATTACTTCTTAATTCATCTTCATGTTCTTCTATTAATCTACGAATTGTTCGTATATCCACTTTAAAGAAATCAGCAATTTGTTGAGTAGTGAAATAAATTGTACCTTTATAATCAATACCTTTTAATTTATATTGTTTTTGAATTTCTTCAACAGCAAAAGAATTGTTTAATATATTCTTTCTATCAATTTGTGAACTTGTTAAATCTTTTTTCATAAGGTTTCCTCCTAATAGCTAATCTTTTCTAATTTATTCATCATATCTTTATCCATTTGCTCAGTTACATGACTATATATCTGTAATGTTGTTTTATGGTCTGTGTGACCTACACGCTCCATTATTGCACGCAATGACACACCTAATTGCGATAATAATGATATGTGACTGTGACGCATGGTGTGACTTGTCACATGCTTTTCTATCCCTATATTTTGTGTAGCTATTTGTATGTTTCTGTTTATTGATGTGAGAGGTAGAGGGTTACCTCTATGACTTGTAAATATAAAACCTCTATCAACATACATATTTTCCCATTGTATCGCCCTCTTATTTTCTAACATAACCTTACGCAAAATATCACAACTTCTAGTAGTTAAAGATATAGTACGATATGATGATGCTGTTTTTGTAGTATCTTTGAAACCTATTTTGTTACCATCTTTGCGCCAGTGTATAGTGCCATCAATGAGAAGTTTCTTATTTTCAAAGTCAATATTATCGGGTTGAATTGCTAAGAGTTCGCCAATACGCATGCCATTTAATGCTTGAAATTCAACTATGTAAGCAGTAAATAAGTATGATCTTTTCATATAACTAGCACGCTTTTTATTTGCTATGCGCTTTAATTCTTCAGCAATAGCCAGAATTTCAGTCATTTCTAAATAATTCTCACGTTTAGCTTTAATTTCTTCTCTTGTAGTCGCTTTTTTAGGCATAACAACATCATCTATGTATGATATATCAGTGATGTTATATTTCTTTTGAGCATATCGCAATATATTTTTGATGATACTTAAATCGTCTTTAACTAATTTATGGCTTAATCCATCTTTTAATGATGAGTTAATTAAATCTTGTATAACTTTAGCATTCATATTTTGAACAAGAATATCTTTGTCTATATTTCTTTTGATGTGAGCAACCTTATAGCTTTTAGTAGTAATAGTTGACTGTTTAGATCCAGATGTTAATTTATAATGTTCAAACCACTCATCACATGCAGCATGGAAAGTTAGCGTCTTGAGTGTAGTAGGTGTCTTATTATTCTGCTTTTCTTCTATACGCTCATTTAAGCGTTTCTGAGCCTCTTTTTGTGACTGCTTACCATTCTTATTAAGTACCACGCTAACACGTCGCCATTTGTTTGTGAGTGGATCTTTATACTTCTCATAATAGCGATATTTAGTTTCACCATGTTTATTAGTAAATTTCTCATGCCACATGTGAATGAGCCTCCTAAAAATCATATTTTGTCATTCTTAGTTCATTTTCTTTTTTATTTTTTTCTAAAATGTAGTTTATAGTTGGAAGATCATTTAAAGTAATATTTTTATTATTATAAATTTGAGCAAATAGTAATTCACAGATATCATCACAAAAGTTTTTATCTGTATCTTCGAAAGAATTAACATCTTCATAGAATAAGTTTTTAAATAAACTTCTGCTAACATTGTCAATAAATAGCATGTTTTCATAGTATTCAAGATGATAATTAAAATATATAAATAATCTATCTATAATGTTCTCTCTGCCAGAGTATAAGAACGCTGCTGAATGAATACCTTGTGCTACTGATAAATAAGTAGAATAATTAGTATATTTTCTTATAACGTTTTTATTTTTATTAGTCTTTTTATAGTAAAACACTAAATTATTTATGATGTTTGTTGTTCTATGATCCGAATTTTTTGATTTTTGATTTTGTTGTAATAAATACAAATAAATATACTCTATTTTATCATCTACATTTAATACTTCTTTTGCAATTTTATGTGCTGAACCTAATGAAATAATTGGGCTGTTATAAAAGTGTAAAATATATTCCGTTTCGCCAATTATTTCATTCCCTTTTGAAGTTGGAACATATACTTGTGGCAATTCAATTGCATTTTCATCTATATTAGTTTTGACTCTTTCTATCAATTCTGGCTTATTTCCACCTAATTTGAGTTTGTATTCTCTTAATATATCTTTTAACTCAGGAACTTTAAGATAAGGTAAAGAAATATCAAAATTCGATTTTATATCTAGAAAACCTAAGTTGATCAATTTATTTAGAATTTTATCTACATTAATTTGATTTTCTAACAAATAAAAATGATTTTTAACTTCTTTGCCAACTTTTCTGTTTTTATTTAAATGTAATATTAAAATATCATTAGCATTTAAATCAGAATTATGAATGTTGTTGTTATTATCATCTTTAACTTCTGAAACTAAGACTTTATTATGTTTTTGAACATTTTCATTCAAATTTATTTTGTTTTTATTTGATGTATTAGTTTTACTATTTGTTATTGGCTTTGTCTGTTTCACTTTTTTACTATTATTGATTTCAGTATCATGTGGGACATTATCCTTCTTAATATGACTATTTGATTGAACGTTATTTGATCGAGTTGTTTCAGAATTAGATATATTTTTGTGATTATTATTGGATTTATCACTTTTATAATCTAAGTTCTTATGTTTAAACAATTTAACTATACTAAATACAATAAGCGATATAAAAATTATAAATGTAAAAATATCTGGAAATGTCAATCCATCTTGAGAAACTTTACCAATTCCACCAATAATCATAAAGAAAGAAGATATTAATATAAAATAATAAAGTATTTTTTTCATCTCTTTTTAACTCCCAAAATTTATTACCCTTTATATTCACTTTTCTATGGTGTATTAGACATTGTTCGATAGAACCACCACCTTAAATGATAAGTTTAACTTTTATTAATAAATGCATATCATATGTAAACCTCTTTTAGTTATTTTTTATCGTTTTCTTTGAGAGATTGAATACTGTTATGATTGGCAAATAATTTTAATTGTTTTTCATTTAGCATAGCGTCTTTTCTGAAATCGTTGAATTGTTTTTGTAACTGTTCAATATCTTCACTTAAATAATCTTTTTCACGATTTAGTTTATTAATTAAAAAGGAATGAAGAATTTCATTTATCGTATTTTTGTCATAATCATCTAATAATACACCATTGAAAAACTTTTCATTTAAATCATCATTTAGATGAAAAGCTAAATCATTTATAGGTTTTTCTAAATTTAAAGATTGTTTTTTATTTTCATTATCTTCATATTCAAAAAAGTTCTTTTTTCTATTTTTCTCATCTTTATTGTCAATTTTCTTATGCATATCTTCATAGAAAGTAATGAAGTTTTCATAGATACTTTCAAATTCTTTTTTATCAAATTCACTATCTTCAGCAGATAAAAACTTATATAGAATTTTCTTAATTTCGTCATTTATTTCTTCAGATGACTTTGATTGATCATTAAATTTTGAGTTTTTTAAACCAGCTAATAATAAGTATAAAGTTCTTATGGTAGGGAAATTTCTTTTGTCATTTTCTAATTTACTTATATAAGCATTTGATACACCAGATAGCTTTGAAAGATTATTTACTGAAATATTCTCTTCTAATCTAATATCTTTTAAAAGTTTTGAAAATTTCATTTTTTCACCTCTACTTTATAATAAAACACATTGTATTTGAATACAAACAAAAATAAGTTATAACAAATCTTTTAAAACTATTGACAATAATATATGTAAGGTGTTAACTTTATATTGTACTCTTTAACAGTACACAGTTATCATTAACAAAGGTGGTGTTTATATGAACAACAATTTAAGCATGCTAATGGGTAGAGATAGAGTTAGTGCTTTGAAATTAAGCAAAGAAACTGGAATTTCAAGAACTACAATTCATGGTTTATATCATGAAAGAACTAAAAGCCCAGATATGCAAATTGTCATGAAGTTGTGTGACTATTTCAAAGTTACACCTAATGAATTTTTTGGAATTAAAGAAAAAGAGGAGGCCTAAACTATGCCACATGTAAAGCTGCAAGATTTACCAACTAAAGAAAATGTAGTGACTGAACCTAAACAAGTGATAGTAAAGCCAATCATGGCAAAGCCTAATGCCATTGCTAAACTATTTGGGATTTCTTATTCATCGGTTAATAGAATTCTCAAAGAATATGATAAAGATAACAAAGGTGTAGAAGATCTATATTACAGCTTGTCATCTACTATGACAGTTATCTCTATTGATGGCTTTAAAGAGTATCTTAGTAAGCGTCATAAAGGTTGGCTTTAATTGGAGGTGGTAAAACATGGCTAAATTCATAGTTAAACTAATGTTAATTTCAGTAATTTCATTCCTTAGTGGTTGGCTCTTAGGAATACATGTAGCTTTCACAATTTACATGTTAGGAAGTGTGATTGCAGCATTAAATATTGAAGAAAATGGAGGAGTAGTAAATGAACATTAATCAAAAATTAAACACAACAAATAATTTCAGAGAGGAAAATGAAACAATGAAAAATTTAACTAAAAATGACTACAAAAATATTGAAAGTAAAGTGAGTGGCGATTTAATTTTTAAAGATAAAAAACATGTTAAAAAAATGATGAAACTATTACAAAAACGTCGTAGTAAAGATATTTCAATTATTAAAAAAATGTATCCTTATTTAAATGATAATGAAATTTTAGAAATTACTAATGATTATCAAGAATATAAAAATCTTGTTCAAGCTACTGAAACTTTTACAGATTTCCCTATCATTTATGAAGATTCTAATATTAGTAAATTCTTAACTAAAGACGATATTGAAGAATTAAAAATAGCTATTGAAGAAATGACAATTTTTGTTGAAAGTTTGGAGGAGTAGTCGTTGAAAAATTTAAAATATCAAATTCACGAAATCAAAGATGAAGTAGTAAGTGCAAATTTAACTTCTAAACTCAACGCACTTAGAAACTTAGTAGCAGATGAAATGGAACGTGCTGAGGAATATAAAAAAATGCTAGTTGCGTCTAACGATCAAGTAGCAGCATATACTGCAAATGAAAATATTCAAAATCATTTTATTTATCTTGCAGTTATTAATTCAATCTTTACTGATGTGAGTTCAATGATTGAACAAGTGGAACATCATTATAACAACGCAATAGATGAATTAAAAAATGCGTCATCTGTTCCTAGCGACCAAACTGAAACAGACAACGCATAATATATAAATTTTATTAAATACAAGAGCAATAAGAAAATACTCCATTTGTATTATAACATCTTTGCTCTTGTTTTAATACATGGAGGTATAAAATTGAGTGTAATTCAATTAGAAAATGATACTCAAGTGAGTGTGGTTTGGTATGGAAACGAAAAATCAACTTCCTTCAAAAACTTCTCTCAACCTAAGTGGAGTGAATTAATTAGTCGTTTATCCATTCCACAAAATAATGGAAATAAGTACGCTAGAGGAACAGCAGTATATGGTGACCTTGCTGATGGCGTAGATGATAAAGGCAACGAATATCGAAAATACAGAAATGATGACAATGTACTTTATAGAGATGTACTTGTACTTGATTATGATGATGAAGATGATTTAAACATGCTACACAAGTCAATTAAAAGCGAATTAGAAGGCTTTGCATGGTTTTGGCACACAACATTTAATCACACAAATGAAAGTCCCAGAATACGTTTGTACGTGCCACTGAGTGAGCGTATAAGTGCAAATGAATACCGTATATATGTAAGAACATTAGCACAAAAAATTGCACGCAAAATTGATGAGGGCAGTTATCAACCATCTAGGGCTATGGCTTTACCAGTTAGAAAAAGTAATGAAAGCCTGTTTGAATTTCAATTTAACGACGCTGCAATTATAGGTAAATCGACACTTAAAGAGTGGGCTAAATTATTTGATATTTCTACTCAAGAAAAATCTGCTCCAGTCTTTAAAAGACGTGATCCAAGTCATTGGAAAGAAATTGCATTTGGTGTTAGTGAAGGTGGACGTAATTCCTCATTAACAAGTCTTATAGGTCATTTGTTGAAATGTAGAGTAAACGAATATATAGTGTATTCTTTTGCTTTGATGTGGGGGCAATCATGCACACCACCAATGAATGAACGTGAGATTAATTCTACATTTCAATCTATTATGAAAAAACATTATAACAGCTAGAGAGGTTGATGAAATGAATTATAGAGAAGAAGTTTTTAATGAAATTGAAAGATATTCTTCATTTAATCAAAAAGATTATTTTGATGGCAATAAATTTTTATTTTATGATTTTGCGTTATTTCTTTTTCAAAAACATAATGGCTGTGTACTTGATGGGCGTACTCATATTTTTACAGGTATGAAATATGAACCTTTAGATATGAAGTCTTTAAGAAAAATAACTTTGAAATATATACCATCACTTAGAGAACAACAAAATAAAGAAGTTTTTCATAAATTAAATGCTTTATGTTCTGATAATGAACAAGAACAAAGTCCACCTAATTATATTGGAGTAAAAAATGGAGTTTATGATTTATTAACAGATGAATTAAATGAATTTAGTCCCAAATATTATATAACTAATATCATTAATGCTTATTATGATAAAAATGCTAAAAGTGATCTTATTGAACAATTTATTAGAGATATTTCTAATAATGATAAAGAGGTGGAAACTTTACTTTATCAAATGATTGGTTATGGTCTGTACAGAGAAAATTTCTTACAAGTTGCTTTTTTCTTTTATAGTCCTGGAGGAAATGGGAAAACGACTTTATTAAAATTACTTCACTACTTTTATAAACCTGAAAATACAACTGCATTATCATTTAATGATTTAAATGACAAATTTAAACCAGCAAATTTACAGGGGAAATTAGTGAATATTGCTGATGATATAGATCCTAATAGAATTAAAGATACTGGTAATTTTAAAATAATTGTAACTGGAAATTATATTACATTAGAATTTAAAGGAAAAGATCCATTTGAATTTAAACCATATGTAAAACTAATTTTTGCTAGTAACGAATTACCATTAACTAACGATAAAAGTGATGGTTTTTATAGAAGAATGATAATTATTCCTATGTTTAGGAAATTCGGAAAAGATGGCCAAAGAAAAGATCCAATGCTTTTAAATAAACTTAAAACAAAAGAAAATATGTCAGCATTACTAAATTTAGCAATTAGAGGTTTAAAACAAACTATAGAAAATAATGAAATGATTGAACCTAAAATAGCTAAAACTACAAAAGAAGAATATCAGCGAGAAAATAATCCAGTGCTGCAATTTATAGAAGACGCTAATGATAAAAAGTACAGACAATTACCAGTAGTGAGTGGTAGAGCAACTGAAAAATCATATGAAATATATCAAATTTGGTGTAGTAATAATGGTTATTATCCTTTGAATAAACTGAATTTTTCTAAGGAGTTAAGTAAATTAGGCTACAAAACAGAAAGTTACTATTCGAGATATGAAAAGAAAAGTATTAGATTTTTTGAGAAACAAGATACTGAAATAATTTATGACTTAGACGGAAGTATTTTAAAAAAACTTACAGATAAAGTGTGAGATTAATTATGTTTCTGTGAGAATACTTATATTGGTATATCAATATATATAAAGTATTTCTCACACCTCACACTAAAATATAATATTCAAATAACAATTTTAAAAATTAATTATAATTGAAATGCTAATTTTAACTGTGAGATGTGAGAGAATTGCTCTAACTATTGATATGTTAATATCTGTGCCTCACAAAGTTAATGGAAAATTAAAATGTATGTGAGGAGTAATAAAATTGGAAAACTTAAAATGTAAAATATTAAGTTATATATCTAATAATAGTGGTACATCATTTGTTGAAATAGAAAATATATTTGAAGAAAACAATTATGAATACAATGGCAATGTTGCATTTTGTAATAGTAAAAACACAAATATAATTTTTTGGACTGGTTGGAAGCAAGAAGCTATTAATATAATTATAGAACTATTGAATGATAAAAAAATAGAAATGGAATCATGTGAGCTATTGATTTACTTAGTTGACGGTAAAAGATTGAAATTACCAATATTAAATAAACCATCTGATGCAAAAGAACTATGTTGGTTACCAGTATCATTTAAAATTAAGGAAGTGTAAATATATGAACGTAGAAATTATAGCAAATGAATTTGAAACTAGAGCAGCAACATTATTAAGATATTTTACTGGACTATGTGAAAGTAGTTATAAAGTACCTTTTGCATTTAAGATTTATAATGATCCTTTTAATACTGTGTATCTAGTAAGTAAAGGTAAAATGTATGCTCATGTACTGATAAAAGATTGTGAAGTGAGAAAAACTTTTGAAATTGCCTCAGAAAAGCATACTGAGAAACTTATAGAGAGCATTGAGGGGTATTATGCAGGTTATGAAATACCAGATGGCACACATGACACTATAAGCGATATGATGGCTAGTTTCATGTTTGATAATGAGTATTTCATGTATGGCCTAGAAACCTTTGCAGAAAGTAATAATAGTGACATGTTTGACTACATGAGTAGAGATTTCAATATAGATGAACTTGAGGGCGTTCAATCTAGTAATGCTGATGTTATAGGTAATATGGAGGCATTGTATCAGTTAGCTACTGGAATTAATGAACCAGCACCAGAATTAGTTGAGGGCTTGAAAATCATTACTGAGTTTATTCAGAATGAGAAGGCTGATAGAAAAGACTACTTAGCATTAGAACTTAAATTAAAAGGTTTGAAGAACTCTTATTACAATGGGGTGAAAGCATAATGTTCGTTACAAAAGAAATAAAAGAATTGAATATAACTGATGGTGCAATGTTAGAATTTCTCAAGTTACAAGAAGAAGATTATACTTTATGTAACAATGGATATGTATTAATTGATCGTAATGATAATGTAGTAGGTAACCTATTACCATTAATAAGTAGCTTAGATTTTAGTTACTCATATGTAGATTGTGAGTATGTAGATATGGCTACAATTACTTGTTTTGATAGAAATGTTATTCCAACTATTCCTTACAAGTGGGATAACAGCAAAGCTAAGTATATTAATATTTGTTTAGAATTAGAACAGGTAGAAAAACACTTTGAGTTTGCAGCATGGAAATTATATTGTGTATTGAATGGTATTAATAAAAATAATTATGGTAAATATTTGTTGGTATTAGAGAGAATTAAGAGAACACCAGATGATATGCCTAATGTAGATATGCCGATAGGCCGAGCATATGAGATTGCTCAATTACCTAAAAATCTGATTGAACGTAATTATAATGTAAATGGTAAATCTAAACCTATTTATAAGATGAATATTAAACAAATTAAAAATTTAAAAGAATATGTATAAATTTATAGGTCATGCACTTTAACAGGTGCATGGCTTTTTTATATGTAAATCGTAATTGTTAAGATTTGTTAATGATTTTAGATTGAGTTAAGGTAATAAACGAACATTAGTTCTATAATAGAAAGTGTATGAAATTGTATGAAAAGTAGTATAAATGCTTTATTTATAGTATTAAATAGAGTGTTAAGAAGTTATATAAATACTACAAAAATAAGAACATATGTTTGTAATTTGAGTGTAAATTTAGTATAATAGTGTTATAGAAGTAATTATACTTTTATATAATTTGATTAGTTTTCTTGTTCTCTGAAATTACGAATACAATAGTTAAAAAATGCAAATTCACTAGATGTTCATTTATTACCTCCTCATTTAATTAGGTCTGCTCAAAATAACTAAAAAATGAGGTATTAAATAATGACAATAACAATTGAAAAAGAATTAACTCAAGATCATATTAAAGTATTAAATGTATTACGCAACACTAAGCACAATATTATTACTAAACAAAATATATTCAATCAATTGAATATGGAGTTTACTAAAAACAATGAAAGATGGTTACAACATACTATTAATAGTTTAGTTGTAGATTATGGCTATCCAATCGGATATAGCTATAAGAAAGATACTAGAGGCTATTTCTGGATAAAGTCGAAAGAACAAAAGGAATTGGCCTTACTAAGTATAAAGCGTCATATTGAGGGCAGTATGAAACGATATGAGGCACTAAAGAAAATTGAGATTTAAGGTGATGTAGTGAGTGCAGCAATTGAAATTATTCAAGAGAAAGTTAGCGATTACGAATTGTTCACTAGATTTAATAATTACTACATTCAATCAAGAATAGGACTCATAGAAAGTGATATAGAAGATATGTATGACCGAACTACACCTAGTTTATGTAGTGATACGGTATCAGAAAGCATTTACTATGAGAGTTATTCCGCTGAAAATTTAGTAATCGCTATATTAGAAGAACGTCAGAAATTGGAACGGTATAAGAGTAGAAGTCAAAGAGAATTAAACGCCTTTTATACTGTTCTAGGGCGTTTCTCTACTAAAGAACAAAAGTATATTAAAAATTATATTAATACACGCTCAGAGGTTCATATGAATGTGATAGAGCGTTTTAAGATTGAACTATACAAATATATTCAAACAAATAGAAATGAACGTAATAAAGGTATAGAAAACAATTATTCATATATAAATGATAAGCGTCAAAAAGTAAAGACTTATCCTCATAAGTTGACGCTTAACCAAGAGAAAGCACTCAGAGAAAAAGAAGATGGTGCTGCTGAAAAGAATATGAATAAAGATGAGTTTGTAGCAAAGTTGAATGATCTGGATAAGAAATCATTTAAAGAATTTATTTATAACAGAAATGAAAATAATATCGACTTTGAGAAAGTATTGATATTGCTACAAGTTATACCGAAACGATTACCACAAAAAGAGATTAAAAAGCCATATAACTACATAAGAGAAATAGGCTTAAAAACTAATTGAAACGAGGAATTTAATTGAAAACTGCAAAATATTTTGATGAATACAACGAATATGTAATAGGTCAAAGAGAGGGTATCAATAAACTTGAAAAAGAACGTCAGGAACTCACACAACAAATTAAAGAAGATAAAGCTAAATATAAAGAATTAATTGCTAACTCACAAGATGATGAGGCTGACGCACTATATACTACATTTGATAGTAATGAGAAGAAACTGAAAGCCTTAGAGAAACGCTTATCGACTAAAAAAGAAGTATTTGATGAGGCTAGACGTAAAAAGGCAATTGAACTTATTAAACATCAAGCAGATTTACCTCATTTGTACAAAAAAGACAAAGAACGTATATTAGCAAAATTCAAGCCAATTATTGAAGAATTTAACACAGTATTAACTGAAATTAATGATTTAAATGCTAAATACGAAGAAGAGTATAACCGTTACACTATTCCATATCATAGAGAAAACTTTGATGAAGATGATGAAGTAAAAAGGGAATTGCGAAATCACTTTAGAGATATTCTATACAGTCCATACATTACAGGTATAGAATTACCATTCACAGATCAATACAATCATAAACTTAAATTTAGAGGTGATAAATAATGACTAGAAAACACAATTTAGATAAGGTATCCAATCACATCATGTTAGAAACTGATTTGTCAGATAAAGATCGTGATAAATTATTAGATGTCGTTGAGGCTCAAATTAACCAAAATAATAATGAACAACGTAGAAAAGAATTATCACAAAAATCAAAAAGAGATGTAAGACTTATGCAGATGGCTAGAGAAAATCGCATTATCAAAGGTTAATATCATACACGCCTATCCTTAGCGATAGGCTCATTTTATTTGTGAGGTGCATATATGAACCTTAAAAGAGTAAACTACTCACTAACCTATCATGAAACTAAAATATCTGAATATACTTTGCTAACAGAATATAACCCTAAATTTATTAATACTAAGATTAAAGCTATTACTACACAAATAGAGATGATGTATCACTTAAATATCTCACATATGACTACAAGTGATGTTCATGGCGTTGTATCAATATCCTATCCACTAGAAAAGCTAGTGATTAATATAATTGATGAAAAAGAAAAGTTACATCGTTTCAAAGCTAAATCGAATAGAAACATGCAGCAATTAAAACAAGTTATTAAGCGATATACACCTAGTGAACAAAAGGAAATCATGTATTATATGCAGTCTAATGGTTCAACGATAGATTATAGCCTCATAGAACGCCTACAACGTGATTTATACGCTTATAAGCATAAAGTAAGTGTTGCTACATGATGTACGATAAACAAGCGATTAAACAGTTTATAATGGACTATCACAAAGAGAAAACGTCAAATGTTGTAAGCTATGATGATACTGATATAGATGATTTCTTTTCGCTGAGTGATGAAGTCGAACCCTTTGAACTAAGTGAGAATACTGGTAATCAAGTGTTCTTTAATGAATTAGATCAGCTTATTTATAGAGTAGGGACTAGAAGGGAATACTACATATTTTTCTTACTATGTGAAGGGAAATCTATGAGTGAAATTGCAAAGATATTTGAATTAAGTAGAGAAAGGATACGTCAACTATTGAATTGTTTATTAGACAAATTAGAGGAGGGATAACATGAGTGATTTAAACCCTAGACAAGAAAAGTTTATATCTGAATACCTAAAGACGCTAAATGTAACACAAAGTGCAATTAAGGCTGGTTATAGTCCTCATACTGCAAGTGTACAAGGCAGTAGACTGCTAAAGAATGAAAAAGTGGCTAAGTATATTGATGAGCAACGTAAGAAAGTGATTGATGAAGGTGTACTATCTGCTAACGAACTACTTCATATCCTAAGTAATGCAGCAGTAGGAGATGAGAGTGAAGTAAGAGAGGTCGTTGTTAAACGTGGTGAGTTTCAACGCAACCCAGAAACTGACAAAATGAACTTAGTGTACAATGAGCATGTAGAAATGGTGGAAGTACCTATTAAGCCTAGTGACCGTTTACGTGCTAGAGATATGTTAGGTAAGTATCATAAGTTATTTACTGATAAGAAAGAGTTATCTACGGACACACCAATTTTTATTAATATAGGTGAGTGGCCAGAAGATGAGGAAGAAGAAAAACGTAAAGCACTAGATGAAATACACGAACAACACCCTAATAGAATAATGATTATTAATGATATTCCAGATGAGGACTGATAAGCATGAGGTAGAAATTACTACATCGATATTCATTGATGATGTGCATGAAGAAGATTAAAAAATGATTATGAAAATAGTACTTACTCAATTTTGAGTAGGTGCTTTTTATTAAGTTTTTGATTAACCAAAACTATTGCTCAAAAAGAATATAAGCATATTTTTATTAATAAATAATTAAGGTATTGGTATTTTACAGTACCTTTATTTTGTATTTAGTTTTAATTAAGAGATTAGTTTGGTAGTATCTAATTTAAAGATAGCTAGGAGGGAATAGAAATGGGCTCAGTTCTCACTGTTGCTTTAATATTCTTAATTTTAGTTTTAGTCTTTAAATCTCTTAAGAAAAAGAAGTAAGTAAGGTATACATATTTGAGTAGTATTATTTTTTAGTTATAAAAAGTAAGCGTTTTCTATTTACATTTAGAGCCTTTTATAAGATAATAACCGTAGCTACTAAAATTTACTACTCAAAATTGAGTATCCTTTAAAATGACTGTATCCTTTGGGTGCAGTCTTTTTATTTATAACCTGTCAAAACCTTACATTTCATACAATAACAAACGAACTTAAAAGTCTACTTGTAACCAGTACCTTAAAATAGGGAAGTGGTTTGATAAAACAAAAAGCGTACCTCAAATTAGAGGTACCTTTTAATTATATGTAATGAGCTCAAATGTGAGTTTGTTATTATAAATGCATTTACTAAAACCAATTTGGATTAAGGGAATATATTGAAAGTTGTATTTCGCTTCTAAAAGCTGATACGTCAAGTTAGCGTATCAGAAATTTAAATATAGACTTATTAATCAATTTAATAGCTGACGCACTAAGTTAGTGCATTAGAAAACCGAAATGTCGGTTATCTAATTCAGAAAAGAAGTTTGTGGCTTCTCTGCGTAGTCAAAATGGCAACGCAGCATACATAATGATCTAGTATTAGTTTTATTATCCCCAAATGTGGGGAGTGAGAATGTAAACAATTTATAGATACTGTAAAAATTGTAGACAATGAATAAATTTAATGCGTATAATAACATTAGAAGTTGTTCCCTTATGAAGCACTTCTATATTATATTTTTCTATATGTGAGTCATTTTTTCTTGGCTATGTCCATTGGGCATAGCTTTTTATTTTATTGTAGACAAATATATAAATAATGAGATAATAGCAAAAGAGGTTTAAGACCTCTAACTTCTTTACGTACATATAGAGTTTTTACTCTATCTCAACTACAATGGGGCTAACCTTAATTGGTTAGCTTCTTTTTTTGCGTAAAAAAGCACTCTCAACTTAGCTCATGACGGACTAAGTGAGAGTGTAGATGAAAAGTAAGGAGTGAAACGTTTTTATTACTTTATTACATACAAATTAATAATTTTTATTATAATAGTGTGGCTAAATAAAAATTAGTGTGTAATAATAACAATTGAGATTGTCTAACTGGCGACTTTTCCTTTCCATTAAGTATTTCTTCTCCATCGAAAATACTGTATGTTTAGGCAATCTCGACACTTTAAAAGCTTTCATAAATAGCATAACTCTTAGGGGCGTAAAGCCCCTTTTTGTATGCAAAAAAGTCTCACTAGTACATGACTAGTAAGACTAAGTTTCAATGAAAGCAATGCTAACTACGAATTATTCTAACATACATCTACTTCACTTAATAGATATACATTTTATTATACGTTGCCGTAACCATTCATGACGGTAGCTGCATGAACAAATCGTTCAGTTAGTTTTTAAGGGGGTAACAAAACGCTACCCCCTTTTTATACAACTCATATTCTTGTTATATGATAAGTACACGGTCAAAAATGAGCGCGTACTTATATTATTATTGCAATTATGAGCTATGACCTAACGAAACGCTACCCCATGTGTCGCAACTTTCGACGCTAGATAAGTGAATGTAGCTACACCCATCAGCAGAAGTGTTGGTGGGTGTTTTTATGTAGGAAATAAATATATAACTACTACCTTTGAAGGTGTACGTAGGTTATTATTAGGAGTATATAAATTGAAAGGGGAAAGCTATGAACTTATGGGGGGGATCTAGAAGAAGATAAAAGTTACAAAAGAAAAAAATACAGAATTTGTAGGCAGAGAGAAAAATGATATAAATTCTATTGATCAATTTATAAATGATTTTGAAGAATTTATTATTTTTATAGTATTAAAATATAAAAAAGAATATAAAGAGAACTCAAAAGATAATAAGCTGGGGGATTAGAAATGAATGAATTTTTGACTATCGTAAGCTCTGGGGCATTTGCTGCATTAGTAACTGGTGTATTAAATGTTAGAAATACTAATAAAACAGTACATGCACAGGTAGTTGCAAAAGCAAGACACGATTGGATACAGGAAGTTAGAAATTTGATGAGCGAATACCTAAGCGAAATAGAAGATATTAAGTATAACATTAATAGGGAGTATCAAACTAATGAGAATAGTTTTTCTATTCCTGTAATAAATCAGAATAATAATAAGTTTAAAAGCTTATCTATATTAAAAAATAAAATTTCTTTGCACTTTGGCCAAACTAAGACATATAGAACATGGTGGTTTTTCGAAAAAACAAAAAAAGATAAAGATAATATACATTTTAACGAACTTATGGATAAAGTGAATAATGATATGGAAAGTTATATTAATCTAGTTTTTAAATTAATTAATAATGAATCTGTAAGTAAAAAGGATATGGATTTAGCTTATGATAAAGTAACTATGAGTTTGTATTTGTTAAATGACGAAACTTCAAATTATCTTAAAAGCGAATGGTATAAGACTAAAAAAATGAAATGA